ACCTAGCTAAGCTAGGTGATCTTATAGATAGTGAAGATCATCGAGTAGCACTGCAAGCATCTAATAGCATACTTGATCGTCGTGGTCATACAGCAAAGCAGCCCGTTGATCCCGCGCAGGAAATGCGCGCAACATTCCGCATTGAAGTCGTTGACAAGCGGCACGATGCTACACCTATCATAGACTTGGAGATTGAGAAATGACCTTTGTACGTGATCTATCATGGCAAGGCCCTGTAACAGATTCACCGCAAGCGCCTATTAGTGATGCAGTTATGTCACCAATAGCAGAAGAAGTAGTCAATTCAATCGTACGTTCAGAACGTTACTCGTTTGATAGTGACGTTGTAGATCATAAATTGTTTGAGACTATTATTGGTGCAGGTGGTAGTATCACACAAGGTAGTGGTACGCTGACCATTGCAAGTGGTACTACTGCTGGCAGCATTACTACAGTACAAAGCCGTCAAAGTTTCTTGCTACCTGCGCGCTTAGCAGTTGGCATATCGCTTAGCGCACGACAAGCAAACCAAGAGTTTGAGATTGCATTCGTTGGTGTTGATGCTGATAATCGCGTAAATGATCGTGATATTTTAGCATGGGTGTGGGATGGTACTACTGTCACCAATGCTGAATATCGTGTTGGACAAGGGGCTGTCGCACCGATTGATAGCGCTGCGGTAACTGTGCCTACAAGCGCAAGTGCTGCATTGTTTGAAATTGATGCGATGGGTAACTACGCATCGTTTCATGCACATGTTCTTGATAGTGCGACAGGACGTTCAAACAGTTACCGTCGTGATCAGCGTATGCCTAACCCGAACGCACGATATAAGTTGCGTATGCGTTGGCGTAACATTGCTGCACCTGCTGCATCAGCAAATGCATTGATTACCTTTGTGCATGTTGAAGCATTCCGTAGGCTGCTAACTGAGATTGTTGCAGGTAACAATCCTGTGCCTGTAGCACTTCCTGGTAATACAGGCGGTGTTAATAGCCTATTCATGCAGGGCCAAACTAACCGTGGTAACACTGTTGCGGGCGCACCTGTTCGCGTAGGCGCTAACGGTGTTAGTACTATGCCCGCTAACTTAACATCAGGTCAGCAAGCAAACATGGTTGCTTCGCTTGATGAAAAGCTGATTGTACAGCAATACGCTATTCCTGACTTGTTCTGGTCATTTGTCGGTGCCGTTACAGGTTTGACTGTCGGCAGTGATACGGCAGCACGTGCTGCTGGTGCTGCTCCTGCTGGACGTAACTACGTCACAAGTTGTACTGTACAGAATAACAGTGCAACGGCTGGTGAGTTTCAGATTAAGGACGGTGCTACTGTATTGTGGCGCATATGGTGTCCGGCAAACATGGCACCTACAAACTTTAGGTTTCCTGTACCATTGCGCGGCTCAAATGCTACTGCACTAAACGTGCAAGCAGTCACAGCATCAAGTGTGATCATCGCAAGCTTGCAAGGTTATCAAGGCTACTAACCAAACATAGGAGACAACGCATGGATAGTGCTAGTGAAGAACATCTGAAAGGTGTTCATCCTGATCTAGTAAAGGTTATGCGCAAAGCGCGTGAACGTGTGGCCTTTCGTGTGTACGAAGGGCTGCGCACTATTGAAGAACAACGTGTGTTCTTTCAACGTGGTGCAACAAAGATTGATCCTGACAATCCCAAACATCCTGTTGGTCGCCATCTAACAGGTCATGCGGTAGATATTATACCGCTTGTTGCTGGTAAGGGTCGCTTTGATTGGCAGTTGTATCGTGCAGTTGCGCCAGTCATCAAACAAGTAGCGAAAGAGCTTGATATTGCCATTGTGTGGGGTGGCGATTGGAAGAAGTTTCCAGATGGCCCACACTTCGAGTTAGATCGCAACGTGTATCCATAGGAGAACAGAACAATGTGGACAGCTATTGCAGGTGGTTTGTTTCGCACATTCGGCGCAGTGCTTGCGGGCTTTCTTGTTGCTCGTGGTCAGATTGATGCGTCTGATGCTGAAACAATCGTTGGCGCGCTTGGTGCGCTTGCGGTTGCAGGTGCATCTGCTTATGACAAAGTAAAGCGCAAGTAGGAGATTGCAATGCCAAAGCAAGGTTTGTATGCTAACATTCACGCCAAGAAAGAGCGCATTGCTGCTGGTTCTGGTGAGAAGATGCGTAAGGTTGGCAGCAAAGGTGCGCCAACCAAAGCTGACTTTGTAAAGTCTGCAAAGACAGCTAAGAAGAAGTAATATGCGCAGCTACAAGGTCATATCGGGTGGTCATGCAGACCGTTTCCATCGCAGTCGTACAAAGATACGTTTGTTTGCTGGTGGCTTCGCTAATGGCAAAACGACTGGCCTTGTAGCTGAGACATTGAAGATTGCTGTAGATTATCCTGGTGCTGCTATATTGATGGCACGTGCCACATATCCAAAGTTGAATAGCACATTACGTAGAGAGTTTATCAAGTGGTGTCCTGAGAGTTGGATTAAATCATTTGATAAGTCACGTGAAAATACATGTGTCCTAAAGAATGGTACAATCATTGATTTCAGATACATTGATCAAAGCAAGGATGAAGATGGTGAAGGCACTAGCAACCTGCTATCTGCTAACTATGATTTTATTGTCATTGATCAAATTGACGATGTGCAAATCTCGCATGAGGACTTTCTGAACCTACTAGGTCGGTTACGTGGTAGTGCAGAATATGCTGGCGATGATGCCACCATGCCACGTACAGGGCCTAGACAGATTATTATGTCATGTAATCCGACACTAGGTTGGCCATACAAGCATCTAGTGAAGCCACTGTATGACTTGCGTGATGGCAGACACAATCCTGATCTGATCTGTGAAGTAGATGATGAAGGGCAGCCTGTGCTAATCAATGGCAAGCCTATACCGCTTGTTGAATTGTTTGAAGCAAGTACATATGAAAATGCACAGAATCTTGAACGTGATTACATTAAGCTACTAGAAGCCACATATCGTGGCAAGATGCGTGATAGGTATCTGCTCGGTAAATGGGTGGCCTTTGATGGTGTTGTTTATGACGAGTTTGATGATAATGTACATGTAATTCCACATGCACGTATAACCGATTACATTAACAACCTGCGTCACCAAGGAGTATGGCTGACACTGATCGAAGGCTATGACTTTGGGCTAGCATCGCCTAGCTGTTACTTGCTAGGCTTGACTGATCCTGAAGGACATATACTGATACCTGGTGGCTTCTATCAAGAGAACATGGGTATTAGACAACAAGCTAATGAGATGAAGCGGCTTCGTGCATTGCATCATCCAGAAGCCGTGTGGAGTGCACACGATCTATCATTGATGCGCATGTATGCCGATCCTGCCATATTTAGAAAGACTAATGCTGGCCGTGATATGGTTGGCCCTAGCGTAGCAGAGATGTTTGCTAGCGAGAACATCATCATGTCACGCGGCAATAACAACATTATGAATGGTATTGTCAAAGTCAAGCAGTATCTCACACCACAACACACTTTGCTTAATCCATTTACAGGATCATGGGGCAGTCCTAAGCTATTCATCAGTGATGAATTAACATGGTTCCGCGAAGAAATTGCTGCATATCGTTGGAAGCGTAATCGCAAAGATGATGCCATTGATGCGCCAGTAGATGCAAAGAACCATGCGATGGATGCATTGAAGTACATGCTATCAAAACAAGCAACACCTGCTGTTGTGCGTGTACAAAGGCCGCGTGTGTTATCAGACAAACTTCGTAGGTGGCATGAACAAGATGTGCGTGAAGCTACTGCACGTGATCATAGATATAGGATGTAAAAGATGAGTGAAACAAACATTCCTAGCGGTGTCAAAGCATTGCTTGATGAAGAAGCGCCGCTTCCTACGGTTGTTGATCAGGGTCCAATATATAAGATTGATCCTGCTAGCAAGATTGCTATCAGCAAGAATTACGGTAAGTTGTGGAAAAGTCGGCTAGATGCTGCTACGACAGCGCGTAAGCTGCATGTTGATGGCTGGAATGAAGCTATCCGCTATTACAACCATGATCAGCTATCGCACCGCACAAACACACGTGATGGGCAGAGTGGTAATCGTTACTTCTCTGCACGACGCAACACTCAGTGGTCTGAGACTGAGAACCTGGTGTACGCAAATGTGCGCGCAATTATGCCAGCATTGTACGCTAAGAACCCACAAGCAGAGTTCACTGTAGTTGATGAAAATCGCAAAGACTTTGTATCGCAGATTGAAGATTTAGTTAATGCACTTGCATCGCGCAAGGATGCACCAGGACTTAATCTAAAGATACACGCTAAGCAAGCGGTGCTATCTGCTGAATTGTGTAATCTTGGTTGGTTCGAGTTTGGCTATACGGAGCGTTCGCAATCATTGCAAGGTTTGCAGCAACAATTGTTAGATGCTGAACAGCGACTAGAGAAGGCCAAAGATACGCATGAGATACGTACCATTGAAGGAGAGTTGATGGCGCTTGACGAGTCGTTTGCATTCATCACTGCTGCTGGACCGTTTGTAAAGTATCGTGCACCGCATAGTATTGTGGTTGATGCTGATGCAACAATGCCAGACTTTAGTGATGCAAAGTATATATGGATTGAGGATTTCTATCCCACATCATACCTGAATGCGCGTTATGGTAGTAAGGATGAAGATGGTATTGTAAAAAGTCTCTATGAGCCTACGCATGTATTGCTTGCAAGTGATAAAACTGAAAGCAACATGGAAAACTTCAAGCTGTTTGAGACTGATGCAGAGGCGCATTCATACGGATATAACGACACAGCCGCATTGCAACGTGCGCATCGCACAAAGTGCTGGCGTATATGGGATAAAATCACTCGTCGCATATATCTGTATGCAGATAACAAGTGGGATTGGCCTATTTGGGTAGAAAATGATCCATATGGCCTGCCTAACTTCTATCCACTTGTGCCATTGTTCTTTAATACCACACCCATTGGTGCGTATGCGCGTAGTCCTGTGACGTATTACCTTGATCAACAGGATGCGGTCAATGAAATACATGACGAGTTTCGTAGAGCAAGGCAAGACATTCGTGAGAATGTGCTGTATGATAACAAGTTTAACAAAGAAACTGTAGAATTGTGGTTGAAGGGTCAATCACCATCAGCACATGGCGTAGAAGTACCTGATGGACGGTCACTTAAAGACATGATCCTTGAGAAGCCTAATGCAATGCTCAAAGCATTGCAGCTATTCGATCCTCAACGTAGCTTACAAGCCATTGACCGTGTTAGTGGTGTGAGTGATGTGCTGCGAAATGCGCAATTCAAAACTAACACAACCAATCGTGCTATTGAAAATTACAACAGTAGCACTGCGATGCGTCTTGATGAAAAGATTGACGCAATTGAGGATGCACTAGGCACAGTATTCTATGGTATCGGCTTCTTGTGTGCGCAGTTTATGTCACAGGAAGAAGTAGCGTCCGTGCTTGGTGAGAAGCGTAGCAAAGGCTGGCAAACATTTGATGCAGAAACGCTACGTAAGATGTTTGGTTGTCAGTCAGTTGGTGGCTCTGCACAAAAACCAACAAGTGCTGCAAAGAAACAGCAAGCTATTGAGATGGGTAAGCTGCTATCACAGATGGCACAGTTTGCTCCAAGTGTTGTACTTGAAACAACGCTTACTATGTTTGAAGAAGCGTTTGATGAATTGGAATTGCCAGATAATTGGGCGGATCGTATGAAGCAAGAAGCGCAAGCTGCATTGCAGAAGGGTCGCACTGATAATGCTGGCAGACCTGGTAGTAGTAGTGGTGGTGGTGGTGCTCCTGCATTGCAAGAATTAGCTGCAATAATTGACTCACTGCCACCACAAGCTAAGCAGGCACTAGGCACTGCATTAGCACGTGGAGTACCAGTCGCAGAAGCATTGCCGGAAGTACTGCGAATGGTTAGCAACAACAATCCGGCGCAACAGCAAAGGACAATGCAATGAGTGGTTCTAGGATCGAAGATAAAATTGACTCCATGTTTGGCACAAAGCCAGAGGATGAAGCCAATGAGCAAGATACACAACAGACCATTGAAGGTGAAGCAGAGGAAACTACACAGCAAAGTGATGAAAGCAAGGAACGTGCATCAGCACCGAATGACGGAAGCAATAGCCAACGCACTCCGGCACAGCATAGCAAAGAACACAAGCAGGGAGGGCAAGACACGCAAGGCAACCAGTCACCGCGCGGTCGTTTGCCTGCCAACAATGCAGGAGACTTAGTTGATCCTGTATCTGGTGCAGTAATTGCAAAGGCTGGCAATGAGCGTCGCTTCTTTGAAGCAGCGCGCACATATCGCACACAAGTTGAATCGCTTAACACTGATCTTGTGCGCGCACAAGCAGAAGTGCAAGCATATCGTGAAGCTGCGTCATTGCCACGTGAATTAGGATTGAACAATGCAGAGGTATCTAATGCATTGCAATTCTTTAAGCACTGGAAAGAAAATCCCGTCGAAGCGGTCAAAACTATCTTGACAGAGTTCCGGGCAATGGGCTATGCTAGTGAAGAATTGGGCGGCACGGTTGACATGGCGGCTATCCGCCGTATGATCGAAGAAACCGTATCCCCATTCAAACAAGACCGTGAAGCTGCTACACGTGAAGCAGAAGCAGCAGCGAATGTTGATAGAGAATTAAACGCGCTATATACTGCTATGCCGTGGGCGCGTAATCAGCAAGCAGAGATTATATCACTGCTAAATGCTGATCAGACCCTCACACTGCGTGAGGCAGCATTGCATGTGCAAGCATTTGCACTGCAACGTGGATTAGACCTGAATACATCTGTGCGAAATCAGATGCAATCAGCGCCACAAGGCCGGCAACAACCACGTGCTAACAATGCACGTATGCCTGCTCCATCCATGACCGGCAACGTGCCCAATGCACCGCGCCGTGCTGCCCCTGAGAACCATACAGCATCATCACGTGATATTGTTAAATCAGTCATGCGTGATGCTGGTTTCAACGTAGATAACCTGTGAGGACAACATGATCAACAGTCAATTTGCAGCGGGTGGTACGCTTGATACTATGATCCACTCGTTGCTTGATAGATCGCGTCGCAAACTTATCATGGCCTCTATTAAGTCTAATGCACTTGTTGCATGGGCTATGGCTAATGATAAGGTGGAGTTGGAGAATGGTGGTGCTAACATCACTAATCCACTTACGCTTGGACGTAATCCAAACGTAGCATCGTATCAATACTACGATGAAGTACCTGTCAACGAAACCAGTGAGTTCACTACGATTGGCTACGGCTGGTCGCGTGTTGCTGGTACGTTGATTGTGTCTGATCAAGAAGTTGACGAAAACACTGGTGAAGCTGCTCTGTTCAAAATCTTGACTGAGAAGCTGAATGTGTTGGAAATGTCAATCAAAGAGAAGTTTAGTGAGTATCTGTACGGTGCTGGCACTGGTACTGATCCTCTTGGGCTTGCTGCTTTGATCCCTGATGATCCGACTACAGGAACACTCGGTGGCTTGTCGCGTGCAGTAGAGCAACAGTGGCGCACGTCTGCATATCAATTTGCTGGTGCGCTCGATCCTACGAACATCGAAGAAGCGTTTGATGATGTTCTGCTTGACTTGAAGCTGAAAAGCGACAAGCCAGATGTGATCATTATTGGGCGTAACATCCTTCGCATGTATCGTCAAGCAGTGCGTGACAAAGTGACG